GATGGGGGCGAGGTCATGGCGCAGGAACTTGGAAGCCTGCTCCTGATCGGAGACGTCGATGCCCGCGAAGGACAGGAGAGGGTCGACGAAGACGATGTCGGCCTGCTGGTCGATGACGAGCTGACGGAGGGCGGCGGTGAAGGTCGTGCCCGTGCTGACGGTGTCGCGGAAGATGGCTAGGTGTTCGCGGAGGGTGGCCTTCTCGTCGCTGTCGAGGTAGGCGCCTGCGATGACGTCTTGCAGGGCCTCGGAGATGTCGCCCGCGTCATTCTCAGCCTGGAGCACGACGGCGCGAAGGGGTTTGGCAGGCTTGATGCCGAAGAAGTCACGGCCTAGGCACCAGTGGACGGCGGCCTGCATCATCAGGGATGACTTGCCGGTGCCGGACTGGCCGACGATGAGCATGGAGCCGCCTTTGCAGAGCCAGCGGTGCGAGCCGAGGATGCACGACGGGTCTTCCTTGCGCTCAAAGGACAGCAGGGCGTCGAAGTCCATGCGGGTCGGGCCTGCCTTAGGTTTGCGGCCCTTGCGGGATTCGGCGAGGGTGGCATAGTGCTCCAGCAGGGTGTCCGGGTCGGTGGCCTGTTTGGCCGCGTCGATGGCACGGCGGAGGACGGCGGCATCGGCGATCAGGTCGGCGTGCTCGGGTCGGTAGGTGGACTGGCCTGCGTCGCTGACCAGGAGCGAGACGGTGGACGCGTCGATGGGCGACCCCATGTCGCGGAGTCGCTGGCTGACGGTCAGTTCGTCGGCGATGAGGCCGTCGGCGCCGAGGGAGAGCATCGCGGAGACGATGTCCTGATGGGCGGGCTCGAAGAAGTCGGAGGGCTTCAGTTCGCCCGGTAGTGGGAAGGCTTCGCGTAGGAGGACGCCGAGGAGGTGGCGTTCCGCCGGCACGTTGTTCGGAGGAGTCATGGAGGAAGAAGGGTTTTGGGTTTGGGGGCGTGGGTGCCCAAGGTCAAGGTGCTTTGCTTAGGATGCGGTCAAGGTCGGACTTGCGGTAGTGCGGGACAGGGCGAGGATTGCGGAGGACGCGCACAGGAATCAGGGTGGCGTCGATGCGGTACTGAATGCCTCGCACGGTGCGTCTGGCCTTGCGAGCGTACTCGGACAGGGTGATCCATCCGGCGGGGGCCTTGAAGGTGTCGATGGCTTCAGCTGCGGCCTTCGCTTGTGCCCAAGTCTTGAACTTGGGCGACAGGCGGTAGATGAATCGATTACGGCGGACTGACCTACGTTCGGCGAAGCCTGCCTTGAGGATGCGCTCAAGGGGCAGGGCGACTCCTGCGCGGGTGGTATAGCCAAGGAGGCGGACAATCTGCACGGTCTTGACCCAGCCGTCAGGCACGTCGTCGGCGTTGATGGCGGCGACTAGGGCGTGAGCGTCGAAGCGCTTCATTTGCTCTTCGGGGTGAAGACCTTCAGGTCGGTCGTCCAGACCCAGCGGGAGCCCACGCGGTGGACTAGCCAGACCTTCCAGTCCTTGCCGTCGACCCAGCCAGCGGCGAAGCCTGAGCCCCAGCGGGACGTGGCTAGGCGGTGCGACGCGTAGGCCATGGCGTCCTTCTGGCAGAGACAGCCAGCGGAGAACGCGGCCCCGCCTTCGGCCTTGGTAAGGTTAACCTGGGCGAGGGTGTGGGTGTGTCCGTGGATCAGAGCGCCGCCACGGTCTGCGTAGTGCTTGCCCTGCTCTGCGGTGGCGTTGAGGCCGTGGGCGTAGCCGTGGATGAAGGCGACTTGCCCGAGCCGGTAGACACCCTTCTCGGCGTGATAGGGGAGAATAGTCTTCGCTCCGCAGCTCTTCGCGGCGGTGCGGATGCGGGACTCAAGGTCGGCGCAGTAGTCGCGTACCAGGGCGGAGCCGGAGGTATGCTGGAGGGCCTGTGCACGGTGCTCGTGATTGCCCATCAGGTAGACGGTGGGCTTCGTGCGCTCAAGGAAGGCTTCACCGGCCTCGATGTCGGAGATGAGGGACTCAGCGCCTTCGGCATCCTGCCCGGCTCCACGACGCAGGGATCGGAAGTCAAAGCAGTCCCCGAGGTGCACGCGGACGGTCGGCTTGTAGTCCTTGATGAACTCGCAGAGGGCCTCGACGGCGTTCTCGTCGGCCATGTCGCCGTGGTTGTCGCCGAAGGCAACGAAGCGGGTCGGGGTGCTCATCGGACGTTGATGTAAGGGATGGGCTTGCCGGCGTCGAAGGCCGCGAGCATCTCGTCACGGCGCTTGCGGGCCGTCTCGAGGTCGGTGGCGATGTTCTCGACGATGTCCGTACCACGGCGGCGAAGGCGGAACCAGTAGCAGTCCCCTAGCTTCTGGAGGTGGTGGTTCGGGTTCTCGGCCTTGATGTAGGCGGGCTTATCGTTGCGCCCGGTGCGGGTGTACTTCGGGCAGGCCAGCAGGAAGGCCAAGCGTTCGGGCGTGATGCCGACCTTCTGAGCCCAGAGGAGCGTCTCAGCGTTCATAGTCTCCATGCCCTCGCGAGGTTACGGCCTTCGGTCATGATCTGATTGCGGGCGTTCGGCTTGAAGATGTACTCCTGATCGAACAGGTGCGACGCGCGTATCTCGGCGATGCTGTCGAGTTCCTCGTCGTTAGCGGGGCCGACCCCGGCGGTGGCGACGTAGATGGTGCGGACCTTCCATCCCTTCTCCCAGAGGATGTCCTGGCAGACGCGCAGCTCGTTGATGTAGCGCCAGTCGGAGCAGACCACAGTCTCGGGGGAGGGTTGGTCGTGGTGCTTCATGACCGGGCACCAGTTGGCGAAGTGGCGGGCGAAGACGTCCTGATCCATGCGCCGAGCGAACTTGCCCGCGTGTACAAGGAAGTCTCGGTTATCAACCTTGAAGTCTTCCTTGAAGAAGTCGCCATCGAGGCCGAGGTAATCCATGTAATGGTTAGCGGCCTCCTTCAGGGCGTCGGCGAAGTTGATATGCTCGGCGGGTCGCTGGGACCACTCTAGGATGCCGGAAGCGAGGGTGGACTTGCCCGTCCTTGCGTATCCGGCAATTAAGACGAGCGTTGGGGCTGGCATGTTATTGGGTGGCATGGGAAAGGACATTGCGACAGACAGCGATGAACTCGTCAACGGTCATATCGTTCTTGCACTGGTTAACCTCGGGAGAAAGCCATTGCAGGTTGTCGGGGTGGTTCTTGCCACCCTTTGACACGGGCACGATGTGATCTAGTTCGGCGGTCCTATCGAGACGCTTGCCGGTCATAGCGCATCGCCCACGCTGCTTTCTCCAAAGCCAGAAGATGGACTCAGACAGAGCGGCGACATCCCCTTGCTTTGTTCTCCATACTGCGGCCTTGGCCCTCTGATGGAAAAAGCGTCGCTTCCTCCGGTCAGCATCTACGGCCTTTGCCCTTTCCTTGTTTTTCTCGCGCCAACGCTTAACTGCGGCGCGGTGACTATCCTTATTCTTTGCGCGCCAGTTAGCCTGGGTCTGCCTCGCCCTTTCTGGGTTGGCAGAGGCCCAAGCCTTTAGGCGTTTGATGCTCTCCGCTTTTTTAACGGAGTCCATCGGTTAGAAGGGGACGCCTTCGGGGGGCGGGTTGTCCTGCACGGTCGGCTTCTGGGAGCCCTTCGGGTACGTCATCTTGTACTTGTACTGGGGCTTGCCCTGCCACTCGCCGTTGGGCTCGGCTTCGACGCCGACGAGGATGGTCTGACCGCAGGCGGGCTCTAGGTACTGGAGGAACTCGGCAGGGGTAGCGTCCAGACGGATCTCGTTCGTGTACTTGCCGGAGAACTTGCCGACGAGCATGGCGAGCGCCTTGCCGTACTTGCTGGAGAAGTTCTTGGACAGGCAGAAGCCCTTGTCGTCGACGAAGAACAGGCGGCAGGACGTGGTGCCGTCCTCCCACTGCTTCACCTTCTCGAACTTGGGCTTGATGAGTTTCAGCTTGTAGGTGCCGTTCGTGCTGATGGACGTGAGCGGGGGGCGGTCGTTTTCGGTGGTCATGGTATTAGGCGAAGTTGATGTTGGTTGCGGCGGTCGGCTTGGCGGCGATGTCGATGGTGGTGATCTGGGTCTGGTAGCCGGGCCAGTTGCCGGAGGCCGTGCACTCCTTGTACAGGGCGAGCGCCTTCTCAAAGTCGAACGCGGCGCCGGTCATCAGTTCGGGCCCGAGCTCATAAATTGCATGGCAGAATGGGGGCTCTTTTTCTACCGCAATGAATCTAAAGCCGAGCACGCGGCAGTTGTAGGCGGACTCGACGGCGTGGCGGTAGAAGTATGCCTGAAGGGCGTACTTGTACTTGCGGACGGACTGAAGGAAGCCGTGCGGGCTGGCGTCCTCGCAGGTCTTCAGATCGTAGATGTAGCCGTCGTCGGAGATGCCGTCGATGGCGCACTTGACGAGCGTCTCACCGATGAAGGCGGTGAACATGACTTCGGTCTTCGAAAGGACGATGCCGTTGGCCTTCATGCAGGCGGCGGCGGAGTTGGCGACCGCGTCGACGAGGGCACCCTCCTCGGCGGTCAGGATGGACTTGCCTTCGTTGGCGGTGACGAACTCGGCCCACGCCGCTTTTCCTGCGCTGGTCCGCTTATCGACTTCGGGGGCGATGGCGTGGGTGGCGTTGTAAGCGTCGAGGCCCTCAAGGGCGAGCTTGTGGACCGCCGTGCCCACTCGGAGGGCCTTGCTGTCTTCGCGGGTGCGGGCGAGGTACGCCTGGTAATGGGCGGGGGACTTCAGAAGTTCCTTAGCGCCAGACTGGTTAAGCGCTTGGATGCCATCGTAGATTACGCGTTCGGTGATTAGGTTGGGCACGGGTTGGTTTTGGTTTTCTGGGTTGGTGGAAATTAGAGAAGCGCACGGATGGCCTTGGCCTGATTGGGGCGACGGCGCTCGATGGCGGTCAGGCACATAGTCGAGCCCACGGCGAAGCGGGAGCAGGCGACCGGGCGGCTGGCGTAGGTCTTGCACTTGCCGCTTTGCGAGAGGTGCGGGCATCGGGAAGGCAGTTCGGCGAAGGTGCGTCCGACGATCTGGAAGACTTCGCCTCGGGCGGCGTAGAACTCAGTCGTGGTCGGGGATGCGTCGATGGGCAGAAGGATGCTCTCACAGCAGGCCCCCTTGCACAGTTCACAGGCTTTGCTCACAGGCTGTCGTCCTCGGGGGCGGACTCTTCGACGCTGGCGGAGATACGGCGCACGTCCTCAAGGGCGGCTTCACCGGCATTCTCCATAGCCTCAAGGGTGTTCCGCAGGACGCGCAGCTGAACGACGAGCACGTGGACGCGGTCGTGGAGCGGCTTGACCTGGGCGGCTTCGTCGGCGGTTTCGACGTGATCGGTGAAGACGCTGAGTTCGGTGAGCGCAGCGGAGGCGAGGTCGGAGAGCGTGGTAAGGTCTTCGACGTGCATCTCGATGCGGGAGGCGAGGGACTTGACCACGGCGAGGTCGCTGGTGACCTTCTCGACGAGCCTTTGGATGTTGTCGCGGTTGGTCATTGGCGGACGGGCGTGAAGGTAAGTTCCTTTATCTCGCCGTTAGGGGCAAGCGTGAAGTAGCGGACATCGGAGCGGACGAGTGAAGGGTAGGTCTTGCGCTTCCACGCGTTGAGGTCGGTCAGGAAGTCGGCGTGCTTGCGGGCCGTGAGCTCGACGTAGGGGAAGCCGTCCAGGAGAAGCAGCAGGGCGTACTGCTTCGGGACAGTCGTGGCGATCCGTTCGATGCCCTTAGGGATGTCAGGCATCAGAGTTGCCCGGTCTTGGCGCGGTTCCACTTGGCGATGGTAGCGATGCAGACGGCCTTGGAGATGGCGTCGAACTGGCAGAGTTCGGACTGCATGATATCGTCGAGGACGCGGGCGAGTTCGTTGCCGGCGTAGCGCATGGCTTGGATGTGCTCGGTCTGATTGGCCGCACGGGCTTCGGCGGCCTTGCAGGCTTGGGTCCAA